ATCAACGGTCAGCGTGGTGCCGCTTGCAACAGACAGTGGCCCCGTTGCGGAGGCGTTCTCGGTAGAAGTAATTGTTACGTCCGTATTCAACTCTTGCTCATTGATACGGAAAATGTCTTTTGGCCCGTTTGTGGCGTCGCCCGTCGTGCCGTTATCCCCTTTGAACAGGCCGCCGCCTGACGTAAAGGCAGACCCGTTCTGAGTAAGATTTCCTGTGAAATCGAGATTGGTGAAGTTGCCAGCGGCAGGCGTTGCGCCGCCGATTGTCGTGCCGTCAATCGTGCCGCCGTTTAGGTCTAGCGTGGTGACGGTGCCTAAGTCGGACCAAGTGCCCGTTAGAGAGCCGCCACCAGTCGCGTTCAAAGAAGTAAACGTGCCAGCAGCGGCTGAACTGGCACCAATCGTGGCACCATCAATTGTGCCGCCGTTGATGTCGGCTGTGGTTACAGCACCCAGATCAGAAATCGTTTGGCCTGCAAAAGTGCTGGTTCCTGCGGCTGTAATGCCGCCGTCTTTAATGAGCAGCGAGTCAACCGTGACACCAGCGGCGGCAGTGGTTTCAGAAATGGTGTCTGCCGTTACGCTATCGCCCGCAGAGACGATGATGTTTGTGCCGCCAGAAGTGTTCCCGGCAGTAAGAGTTTGGGCAAGCGTGCTAACCGACGCAGAACTGTCAACGTAAGCCTTAATCGCTTTTGCGCTGGCAAGCGTGTCATCACTGGCTGACACGGTAGAAAGGTCAGTATCAACGTCAGTGACCGCTGTAGCGGTGCCGATCACCAGAGCGTCGGTGTTTACCGTGCCGTCGAAATAAGCGTCTTTGAACTCTTTGCTGGCAGTGCCCAGGTCAATGTCGTTGTCAGTCTCCGGCTCGAAGGTGCCGTTGGTAAATTTTACTTGGGCCGTGCTGTCGGTTGTAACGACGATAATGTTGTTAGTTGTTGCGGCAATGTTCGACGTGCCGCCTGGGTCCATGACGATGGTGGTGCCATCCATGTCGATGCCAGCGGCAAAGGGAATACGCGCAACAGCCGTCTGCGTTCCATCTTTCAGCAAGCAAGTGGACAAGCCTGTTGCAAAGCCGTCCATCTCGTTGTCCATGCGGTCGGCGCGGATTTTGATACCTGCCGCCTGATCGCTTGCCCACGAGTAAAGGCGCGAAAATGTGCCGCCAGAAAACGCCATTAGATTGGCCCTCCAGGTTGGATGCCATAGCTGGCACTGAGCCAACTAACTGACTGTGTTGATGTGCTGACTCGCAGACGCAACGAAGCTGCATAACCAAGCGCAGAAGTCGCAATTCTTGGGCGGGTGCGCGTCGTTGCGCCCGCCCACTCCTCCTCATCCCAAACCGCGACGTTCCAGTAAGCGCCAGCCGTGTCAAAGGTGCTGGTGGCAAACGAAACTGAGCGGTCGTTGAAATCGGTGCTTAAAGCGGTAGAGATCGTGAGTTCGCCTTCGCTTTCTAAGAACGGCTGGACGTAGCCGAACTGCTTAATCCGGTTGCGATCTCCAAAATAATTAAACGCAGTGCGGCAGTCGGCGCGAATATCAGCGCCCGCGTCACTCAGACTGTCTGAACTGAACTTGAAAACTTTGCCGAGTGAGCTTCCGAAGAAAACGTCGCCGCCGTACTTGCCCCAGGTAAATGCAGGGATGTCGGTAAACCGACACCAGGCACCAATTACCGGATTGAACACATACTGTTGATATGCGTCTGCGGGATTGTCGGTCGGATAGTTCGCAATCATTTTGTCGCCAGACGGCGACAGAAACAGTTCCCACCCGAACGTATTACCAGTCAGCGCAACCTGGTCGATGAAGGCACCACGAATCTTCTCAGTCAGCGCCTGGGCTTTCTGCGCGACCGTTGCCGAACGAAACACGCTCGACATCGCAATGATGCCTTCTTTCGTAACAATCGCCACATCGCCGCCCAATTTAATTGCGGCGCGGATGTGCGGGACTGGCTCCGCAATGCGGAACGTACCGACCAAGGCAAAGTTGTTGGCGTCGCCTGGGTCGCTGCCTGTGTAGACGATCACCTCGCCAGAGGTCATTACGAACGCGATTAGGTCGTCAATGCCTTCGCCACCATCCTGCGTCAGCGTCGTAACCATCAGCAGGTTGCCGCCGAAATTAGCGACGCGGTTTAGCGGAAACTCAGAGAAGTTACCCTGGTAGGTGTTGACGACATCGCCGTAATAAAAACTTTGGTCTGTCCCGCGCCAGTAGTAGACGCGATTTTTAAAGACATGGACGCCAGCAAGCGTTGACGTGCTGCTCGCATCAGACAGAGTGATCGTGGCGTTGCTCGTCGTTGAACCATCGTAAATGAACGGCGTGTCGGAGCCGGTCACAAAGATCGTTTTGCCGTCAAACTCAGCGGTCTGCGCAATCGCGCTAGTCAATCCTGTCTTTAGGCTGGTGGGGCTCGCGCCGCCGCCAGTGATGTCGTAGAGCGTGCCGTTGCTGCCAATCGCTAGCAGCTTGCGGACGCTTCCAGCGTGATGCTCAACCAACGTCTTAACGTCGCCCGTGCCAACATTCGTGGCATAACTGGCGTAGCCTTCGCGCAGCTTTAGTTTTCCGGTTGTCGGAAAAAAGTTGTCAAGCAAGATGGCATCTTCTGGTGCCATCGCGTCCACACTGTCGCGCGAATTAAGGCCGCCAATCGGAGGCGGCACAGAAATATTCGCAGCGCGCGGACGCTTTGATTGCGGCAAGGGCTGGAGCATCAGACGCCGTAATTGGTTTCGGGCACGTTGTACCCGTAGGGACTGATGCCGTTTTTGTAGCGGTTATCAAACGCAAGGCGGGGTGCCCCGCCGTCAGCGCCAAGCGACCGTGCGACATTAATCTGGTAGTCGCGGAAATCCTCGGCGTAATCGAGGCCGTGGAGTTGCTTGAAGCGATAGGTCACGCCCATCTCCATCAACAACTCATCAAGAATGCCCGTGTCGCTGTCGGCTGCCCATGCGGTCTGCGCACTGCCGCCTGACGACTGGCACCAAGCGTTGCTGACGTATTCAAACGCAATCGTCTCCGCGCTGGTAGGCGTCGGGTCGATAAAGAACTTTTTGGCGCTGCTGTCAGCCTTTACACGCCAACGCTGTTGCGTGCCCGCGCTGACAATGCCGCTCTTGACGTACTGCCACTGCTGTGCGTTCAGCGGGCCGCGCATCTCCATCTGGTCGGAACGGTTGTACTGAGTATCGTTGCGAAACCGCTCAAAGTCAGATGGGAGCGCGTAACTCGCGGTGCCGTTGACGGTTGAGAAGGTATGCTCCTTTTCAAGTATTGCCCACGGCCCGCGCTTTACGAGCGTCTTGCCCTCACGTTGCGCGCAAGAAAGAAGCTGGCGCGCAGTTGGATCAGGGCTGCCGACCACGGTAGTCGGACGCTCAAATCCGACGTAATCAGCTACTCCCTGACAAATCGTCAGAAGGCTCATCAGCGTCTACCTTTTTGGCTGGACGCCCGCGCTTCTTGGCTGGCTCTTCAGCCACCAACTTGTCGGCGCGACCGTTTGCTTCAAGATACAGGCGAGCGATCTTCTTAAACTCAAAGAAGATCGGGCCCATGTTCATGGCTGCCCCATCACTGAGGTCGGCCAGTTCTTCTACAGTCTCAATTTCTTTGACCGTCAACTCGCGAATGCGAGCCTCGTCTATGCCAGGAAGTTTTGTCAGCGGTGTGCCGACTTTCTCAACTTTCTTGCCTTCCTTGTAGGCTGCCCAAGCCTCTGGAAAGCGCTCCAAATCTGTGGGGCGGACAGGGCCAACAAACTGGTCCTTGCTGCCGGTCACTGAGATGGAAACAAAATCTTTTTCGACTCCGTTAAGGCTGGACCGATAGAAGGTCGCCTTCACGTTTGCCTCTGGCATAGGTGAAATCTCCTTTTATGTTTGGAAAAGAAAAAGGGGCCGCCGTAGCGGCCCCCTCCCCTTACATCGGGAAATCGCAGATGATTTCCTTGTCGCTGGCATCGCCCGCAATGGCGACAACCACATCGGTGGCAGCAGCCGACACATCAAGCGTGCCGTCAGTTGCACCAGTGGCCGTCAGCGGATCGCCGTCAGCACCCGCCGTCAGGGCGGTGTTCAGGGTTGCCGGACCCTTAATCTGAATCCAGCAATAATCCCCATCGCCAGGGGCGCTCTGAAGAACGCCCGCGCCGATCTCAACGGAGTCAGACAGGTCAGACGTGACCTGATTATTCTTGTAGCCGTCGAGTGTGTAATAGTACGCGACGTTACCGGAGACGGCAGCAACCGCTCCAGCACCCGTGTCGTACTGGACATACTTGTAAATCTTGGTCACGCCGTCTTCGACGACTGCGCCAAGCTGACCCACGCCAAACTCTGCATCAGAGCCGGTTGCAGTCGGGTCAATTCCGAGAACGGGAAATACGCTCATCTCTAACCCTCCTGATTAAACGTGGATCACGCCCTGAAGGG